GTCGCGTAGGCGAGCTGTTATTTCTCTCGGTGTCTTACCAAAAGCATACCATTGGTTGGTTTTGACATGTTCGGCCAAAGGGTAGACGAACGAAGCGAACCGCAACTTGTGGTCGGTGGGGACGGTCGAAATGTTGCGTGGGTAATTGACCTTCCCGTACGGTTCTGCCTTTTGAAACGACTTCACTACCATGTGTAAGTAGTGTGAAAAGGGTTTCGCACGTTCAGCTAGAGCTCTCTGCGTGGGCCGATTTTGCAGCGCCTCAACCTGACTCTCTGTCCATGGTGCGAAAGTTCCAGCTTGGTCATCTGGTATCAACAATTGTAGGAACTCATTGCAGCATTTGTCGTAAAAGGCAGGTATTGGGGCGTTGGGGTTGCGCACTGCTTCGATTCTGCCTTGCACACAAGCGGTGTCATTGTTGTGAGATTTGGCAGGAGCGAACCCGCAAGCGTAAATCGGTTGCATTATTTGGCGTAACGAAGGTTTACCATCTTCAGTAACCAATGGGTGTAATGTTTGATAAGTATGGTTGTCGAGTAAGGTTGACCGTGGCAGCGTGACAGTTTTCAAGACTGGATGTAAAAACTTAGGGTTCGTCTTGTACAACTGTATGAACATTGCGGCCGTGACATCGGCTTTGGGCACTTCATGCGACCGCATTATTCTTTCAACATCACTGATGGAAGGGTCCTTGGCCAGAGCGCAGCGTATCTGGCAGGTCAGCATCACGTCTTCAGGTAGTGTTATGCACACTGGTTGAGAATCCAATGACACTGAAATGTCTACGCACGTTTTACCATCAAGGACGCGCTGAGTACGCAGTATGTTGATGGCGTTGTAAGTCATCTGTTTGCGCGTGAGGCGATGCCCAGGTAAATCCCAGGCAAGCGGGCCATAAACTTTAACGCTTGGGTTCAAAAACACTATGCGGCGCGTGGGGTCGTCAGGCACGATAAATTGTTCCACGAGGTAGATACTAGAGCCCCACCATGAATCAACAGTTAATGTGTCACTGTTGTAGTCCCAGAGTGGGTGCTCAAAATAAGCGCCTCCGTTGTATTGTACACAGACCTTGTCTTCACTGACCTTGTAAGAGCCATCAGGTATCTTACCACAGGTTTCTAACGGAACAAAAGTGTAAATGAAAGTTGGACGAAAATCGCGCAGCAAGGCTGGCATGTCTACATAATAATCAACGTCAACCAATTTGTTAGCGTGTCGGTTGGTCAACGGATTACCTGTAACTGGAGCCTCGATGGTCAAATCCTTCGTCCAATGTATAGGTCTGTTGTAATCATTGCCGCTTCGCACATCACGGTTAGAGCAGGACCAGCTGTAAGGTTGCAGACCGATGGAAGCTATCGCTTCATCTATCCACTTGTTACAACTGCTGCGGTCGCAAGCTGCTGTAGGGTGAGTGTGTTGCTCAGGGATTTTGATCTTAGCGTATACCACGCGACGTACAGTGTCTCTATAATCAGC